TCGCTTGAATGTCCCTGAGAAGTATGAACGGGGAAATATAAAAATAAGAAGATATGAAAAGCCAGAAGGTAGTTATGTGAATAATGGGAGGAAAAAGAAATGATTAAAGTAAAAAGTAGACAACCATCAGTGATACCTTTTCCTGATAAAAAATACAATATCATTTATGCCGATCCTCCTTGGAATTACGAAAAATGGTCAGAAGGTGCAAGTAGAAATGTTAAGGGAAAATATAAAACCATGACTCGTAAAGAAATTTTTGATTTACCAGTTCAAGATATTTCAGAAGAAGATTGCATTTTATTCATTTGGGTCACATATCCAAAATTAATTCAAGGCATCGAAACCATTGAACAATGGGGGTTCAAATATAAAACTTGTGCTTTTAGTTGGGTGAAAACCAATAAATCTTTCTCAAAAGACCAAAGTTCTTTTTTTCCAGAAGATAACTTTAAAAGTTTTTGGGGAATGGGTTACTGGACAAGGGCAAACAATGAAATTTGTTTACTTGGCACTAAAGGAAAACCAAAAAGATGTTCGAAATCAGTTCAACAAATAGTTTTTGACAACATAAGAGAACATTCAAGAAAGCCAGATTGCGTAAGAAATAGAATAGTTGAACTTTGTGATGATGTGCCTCGAATAGAATTGTTTGCTAGGCAACGGCACGAAGGCTGGGATGCTTGGGGCAACGAAATATGATACAAATGAAGCATAGAATAGGCTGGGTGTAATGGAAGTGTGCAAAGAAGTGAAAAATTGGATTGAAGATATAATCGGTGTTGTCTGTTTGTTCGCAGGTTTCTATTGCTTTTTTGTTTTCGTTGTTACAGTCTGGGGTTAGTTGCATTGCCTCGAATCATTGTGACTTCATGTTTCTCCCAGAACTGCCCCACTTGTTCTCGTAACTCGTGGGGTTTCTTTTTGTTTTATTATAGGTTACTGTTTCAGTACAGTTCACCACTGAAAATAAAGGTAGGAAAATGGCAAAGACAAAACGTAAAGTCGGTAGACCTAAATTCGAGATCACAGATGCTATCATGAAAAAGGCAGAAGACTATGCTGCCAAGGGTTTAACCATCGATCAAATCGCTGCTGTGCTTGGTATTTCTGATGCAACTATCTATGAAAGACAGCAGGAATATCCTGACTTTTATGACGCTCTAAAAAGAGGTAGAGCTACTGGCATAGCTAACGTGACAAATGCCCTCTATGAAAAAGCCACTGTCGATAAAGATAATACGGCTATGATTTTTTATTTAAAAAACCGTGCAGGGTGGGTTGATAAACAGGAAACAACTACCACTGTAGAAAATAGACATGTCATCGATCTAACTGGGATAGACAATGAATCACTTAAACAACTTGAATCAGTTCTTGAGCAATCTATCACTCGAACAGGTGAGGGCAGAGAAGTACCGAAGATCATTGAGGGAGTTCACGAAAGCTAGTTGGGATTCCATCGAACCTGGTGTTGAGTTTCAAAACAACTGGCATATTGATGCAATCTCTGAACATCTTCAGGCGGTTGTGGAAGGTAACATCAAACGTCTGATTATAAACGTACCTCCACGCCACATGAAATCAATCTCTGTTGCCGTTTGCCTTCCTGCTTGGACTTGGACTAGGCAACCTGACAAGAAGTTCCTGTATGCTTCTTATGCCAGTTCTCTGTCAATTCGTGACAGCGTTAAATGCCGAAGGCTACTTGATAGCCGTTGGTATAAAGCTCACTTCGAGGATACATTTAAATTAACTTCTGATCAAAACCAGAAGCAGAGATTTGAAAATGATAAGACTGGAGCCAGAATAGCTACGTCAGTTGATGGTGCTTTAACTGGTGAAGGTGGTGATATTATAGTTATTGACGATCCGCATAATGTTAGGGAAAGCGAATCATCTGCTGTTCGTGAAGGTGTACTGGAGTGGTGGGATCAGGCTATGCAAACTCGTTTGAACGATCCTAAGACTGGTGCGTTTATAATTATTATGCAGCGTGTGCATGAAAGAGACTTAACTGGGCACATATTAGCAAACGAACTTGACGATGAGTGGAATCACCTCTGCCTTCCTGCCAAGTATGAAATAGGACATCCAACACCGACACGGTCATTTCTTGGCTTTACTGATCCTAGAACAAAAGAAGGTGAGCTTCTCTGGCCCAACAGAATTGATGAAAAAACTTTGACTTCCTTGGAAAAAAGTCTGGGCAGTTATGCTTCAGCAGGACAATTGCAACAACGTCCAATGCCAAAAGGTGGCGGTATATTAAGAGCTGAGTGGTGGGTTCCGTGGGAAAGTGAGGATCTTCCTGACATTGAATATGTGCTTCAGTCGTGGGATACGGCTTTCAGTACAAAAGAAAAAACATCCTATTCTGCCAGAACAACGTGGGGTGTATTCAAGCACAAAGGTATGACTTGTGCGATTGTATTGGATATGTGGTATGATCGTGTTAGTTATCCTGAGTTAAGAAAGATTGCTCAGGAGGCATATTACGACTATGAACCTGATGCCGTGTTGATAGAAAAGAAAGCTTCTGGTCAATCTCTCCTGCAGGATTTACGCATTGCAGGGATACCAGTAATTGAATATATGCCTGACAGAGATAAGGAGGCAAGGGCACATGCAAGCTCTGCTTTACTCGAAGATGGCAGAATTTACTATCCATCGTCAAAGAAATGGTGTAAGGACTTGATCGATATCTGCGCAAGTTTCCCTGCTACGGATAATGATGACATCGTTGACACATGTACTCAGGCATGGTTAAGATTGAGAAAAGGTTGGTTCGTTGGTCACTCGACTGACTATGATGACGATGAAGAGCCTGAAAAAAGAAGGATAACGCTCTATGGCTAGAAAACCGATATCTCTTCAACAAGATACAATTCCGTTTACCGAAGGTGCTCCACCTGATGACTTGCTTGTTGAAGAAATTGGAGATGATGTATTAATTGGTGACCCTGCTCTTGATGATGTTTCTGAGAAAGATGACCAGTTCGACAACAATCTTGCCGAAGAACTTTCGTCAAAAGAATTAAATAACAAGGCATCGACTTTGGTGTCTGCTTATAACAGTGATCGTGAAGCTCGTTCTGAATGGGAGGAGCGATATAAAAAAGGTCTACAGACATTAGAACCTGAAGGTGGCATGAACGAATCAGAAGAGGAGCGTGCTGTTCGAGGTCTATCGACAGTTGTGCATCCTATGATTGCCGAAGCTGCTACGCAGTTTAATGCCAGAGCTATTGCAGAATTATATCCGTCAGGTGGCCCTGTTAAGACGGTAATTGTCGGAGATCCCAGCGAGGAGCTTGAAGAACAGGGACGTAGGGTTCGAGAGTTTATGAATTACCAAATTACGCAGGAAATGCCAGAATACTTTCCTGACTTGGATCAGATGTTGTTTCATCTGCCTCTGGTTGGTCAGACATTTAAGAAAGTTTGGTGGGATAGCAACATGGAAAGGCAGTGTTCTCAGTTTGTAAAGGCTGAAGATTTTGTTGTCGCTCCTGAAAGCAAAGACTTATATACGTCCCCACGATATACGCATGTTATTAAAATGCCGAAAAACGACTACAATCGATACGTTCAGTCTGGCTATTACTTACCGACAACAGATGCAGGAGATGAGGCAAGCACCTCAGAAAATGTTATTGGCGAGATCGAAGGTGTTGATACTTACGGTAATGACGCTCAAGATGATGTGATCACATTACTGGAAATGCACGTTTATGAATTGTTTGACGGTATTGACGATGATATTGACGATGACAACGCTGTAGCTGTTCCTTACGTTGTGACGATTGACTACGACAACGAAAAGATTGTCAGCATTCGCAGAAACTGGAATCAAGATGACGAGCGTAAAATAAGAAGGGATTGGTTTGTTTCCTACAAGTTCTTACCAGGTCTTGGTTTTTATGGCTTTGGATTGTATCACCTGATTGGTGGTTTGGGTAAAGCAGCGACTGGATCTTTGAGGGCATTACTTGATTCCGCTGCTTTTGCAAATATGCAAGGTGGTTTCAAATTAAGAGGTAGAGTTTCTGGTGGCGAAGTGCAGGTCAATCCTGGTGAGTTTGTTGATCTTGATGCAACGGTGGATGATGTTAATAAGGCGATCATGCCACTTCCGTTCAAAGAACCCAGTGGTGCGTTGTTTAATCTGCTAGGTTTGATTGTAGATGCAGGGCAAAGATTTGCCAGTACCGCTGATTTAAATGTCGGTGATGTGAACCCAAATGCTCCAGTTGGCTCGACAGTTGCTTTGATTGAACAGGGCAGTAAAGCTTTCTCAGCAATTCATAAGAGATTGCACTACGCTCAAGGTCAAGAATTTAAATTACTTGCTGACTTGAATGCAGAAAATTTACCTGATGAATTTGAGTTTTCATTGTCTGGTGGCACGGAGATAGTTTACGCTCGTGATTTTGATGAACGCATTGATATTATTCCTGTCAGTGATCCGAATATATTTAGCACGGCTCAAAGGATTGCTCAGGCTCAGTCTGTTTTGCAAATGGCTCAGTCGGCTCCACAGTTGCACGATATTTACGAAGCTTACAAGAGAATGTATGAGGCGATACGGATACCAAACATTGACGAAATCCTGAAGAAACCTGAAGAGGCGGTTCGGATGGACCCAATTGATGAAAACATGGCGGTTATGTATGGCAAGCCAATAAAAGCTTTTGTTGATCAGGATCATGATTCGCACGTTGCCGTTCACATGCAGTTTATTCAAGATCCGTCTTTGGGTGGAAATCCTGGTGCTCAACAGCTACAACCTATTCTTATCGCTCACATTGCTGAACACATTGCGTTGTTGTATCGTAATCGTATGGAGGCAAGTGTCGGTGTACCATTACCACCAGTTCCAGATTTTAATAGCGAAAGACCTGATTTGAAGGATATCAATCCACAACTTGATAACTTAATTAGTCAGAGGGCAGCTCAAGTTGTACAGCAAGCTCCACAGATGAAACAGATTGCTGCTATTACAGCTCAACTACAGCAACAACAAGAAGAAAACCCATTACAATATGCTCAACAGTTAGCTCAATTAGAGACAGAAGCTCTGAAGGCTAGAACACAAGCTCAAATCCAAGCGGATCAGGCTAAGGCTCAGTCGCAAATTCAAATCAAGCAAGCTGAGGCAAAGCAGGATATGGAGATTGAGGCAACAAAAGCAAGAGCTGATTTGCAAGCTAAAATCCAGAAGTTGGAAGCTGAGTTGCAGTTAGAGCGAGAAAAGAATGCGTCGAAAGTTCAGATGGAACGTGAGAAAAACGCAGCGGAAATACAAATGGAGGCTATGAAGAATGTCCCCGAATGATCTGTTAGCTTCGATCAGACCAATTAATCCTGCTGCTTTTGGTCCTGTTAAGCAACAGATGCCACCACAGGGGATGCCACCACCACAAGGGATGCCACAGCAAAATCCTGAAGGTGAGAAAATGACAAATTACTTGATGAATAAAGTTGAAGAGATTAAACAACGATTAGGGCAAGGTGATGTTGGTGCATTATCAAATGTCACTAAAGCTATGAGAGGTTAATTATGCATTACGGAGCACTACCAAAGAAGACAAGTATTAAAGGTCAACCTCATGAGTTGAGTTACATAACTCCTCAAGAGGCAGGGGTTTTAAGGATGTTGGGTGGAGCAGGTAAGAATGTAAATGGAGTTCCTGCTTACTATCATACACCAGGTCATGGTACGAGTATCGCTGCAGGATACGGTCAAATGGCTGATACACTTAGGCAAGCACCAGGAGGAGCTGTTAGTCTAAGCGGAAAAAAAGTCGGTGATACAAAAGACAGAAAACCAAAGAGACAATCTGAACAAACTATTATGGATCTGTTAAAAGCCAATAACGCCAAAGCAAGAGCTGAAAGAGAAATGGCTGCTCGTGCTGAAGCTGAAAAAGCAGCAGCAACTTTAGAAAGTGGCAATGTCTCTCCAACAAGCACTGTTCAAATGAAAGACGGTAAAGTTTTAGTTTCCACTAATGTTGGCAGTGGAACTGAGAACACTTATTTAGATCCAGAGACATATACTGCAATGACAGGTTATGAACCACCGTCAGGAGTTACCATAACAAGCAGTGATAATGTCAGCTCACCAATGTTGGATGCAACTAAGCCAGTTGATACAACTGGTTTTGTAGAAGATTTGATGTTGGCAGGACAAGATATTGGACAGTTGTTTGATCCATCTTTAGGAAGTTTGATGGGTGATGAGCAAGGTGCGAGAGCTTTAGGCTCAGGGGTACAGCAATCATATTTTGTACCTGGTGTTGCTTTAGGAGATCCAGACAGGGGTGTCAGAGCTGAATCGGCTGCTGATGCTTTTAACATAGTGGATATGGATAGATTTGATAACATTAGACCTGACGATCCTTTGTTTGATATAGATCCTGCAAATGTTTTGTCGTATGACGAATTGGTTGCACGAGGTATGGTTGATCCAATTACTGGTGACGTTGGTAGACAAGAATTTATGACAGATGGTGTTTACGGTGATGACGTAAGTATTCCTTATGATTATTACGGAGCACCTTTTGGTCTTGGCTACGATGACAATGGCAACTTAATTGAAATACCTTTAGGTGGTGGCATTACAATACCAGGTACAGACATTGCGATTACGGCTCCTCCCACTGACGATGGTGGTGGAGGTGCTCCTCCTAGCGGTGGGGGTGCTTCTTCTGGCGGTGGAACATTCCCCAAAAAACGTGATGTTTATGGCAATCCAATTCGTTTGACAAAGGGTGGAACAAGTTGGTGGAAAATGGCAGCGAACTGGACGAACCCTTCAGAAAGAATTGATACATATGTTACTATTGATGAGCAGGGCAATTACATTACATCTGACGGTAAAATTGTCCCAGAAGAAATAATTGCAACGGCATTGCTGACACCGACAGACATTCAAATAAAGACAGAGATAGAAGAAACACAATTGCCTTATTTTCCAAGGAACGAATATGATTTTCAAACTGGCAGAATGAGTGATGTGGAATACAGATTGGGCAAGGATACAAATTTAAATAGCAACTAAGGAGACTAAAATGGCTGAAGTAAACGTAGAAAACATGGAAGAAAATGCGGAACTTTTTGTAGAGAAGATGGGCTTTTCTCATGATTCCGAAGGGTTGGAAATGTCTGACGATCAGCTTGTTAACTTTTTATTGCTTTGTCACCAAATGCAGTTTGGTATAAGTGACGAGCACGAAGAAGAAGAAATGATGGAAGAGGATATGATGGAGCACGACGGATCTGACGTTAAAGTTAAGATCATGAAAGTCGGATCAGGGGACGATGTTCACTCCATGATGAATAAAATTCTTGGTGGCTAGATGCCTGTACGCAAAGTAAAGGGTGGCTACAGATACGGAACCAAAGGAAAAACCTACAAAACGAAAGCTGAAGCTGAACGGCAAGGTCGTGCGATACGTGCCTCTGGCTACAAAAAGAAGAAATAAAGCCGTGGAACTTAAATATTTAAGAGCACGGCTAATTTCTTATAAGGATAAACGAAGTGAGTAAATTAAAAAACCTTCCTATTATTGGCTCTCTTCAAGGAATTATAAAAGAAGAGGCAATGGAACCTCTTGTTGAAATGTTTCTTCGTTCTTTAAGAGGTAAGATTGTTGATTCCCCTAAAAAACCGATAAAAACAGATTTAGATCCTGCAGGAATGGGAGCAACAAAGCTTCCTACTTTTGTTGAAGATATTGATTATAAAACAACCGACTTAGGTGTTTTAACCCCTAGAAAAGAACTTGATATTGCTGACTTGCAAGGAAGAACTTTAACTCCTGCTTATGGAGACAGAACATATGCAGGAATGACACTTGATGAAATTGCAGGTGTTAAGCTTGATCAACCTGTACTAATGCAAGGTGGAAATCAGTACATGCGTGAAGGACAAGGTCTTTGGGCATCTAAACAAGAGGCTATGGAAAAAAAAGCAAAAGCCATGAGTAAAATGGACGATCCTTTAATGATTTACACTGCAATGGGAGGTCAATCTGGTGATTTTTCTAAAATGATGTCTGATGCTACAATGGGTATGATTGAGCAAAGCAAAATAACTAAAAAAGCAGCAAAAATTTATGATGACGAAATAAAAAAGACAGTTGATAAAAACTGGGTTGGAATACTTAATCCAAAAGTTCGTGAATATCTAGATAAAATGCCTGGCACAGATAGAAGGTTGCTTTGGCAAGAAATGGACAAAGCTAGTTATAAAAAATTAGGTTTTCCAGATCTTGGCGTTATTAGAACAGCAATTACAGAACGAGAGCTGTTAACATTACCAACTTTTGCAACAGGGCGATCAATAGGAGCTTTGGAGTCTTTTTTAACTTCTCCTTCAACACATAAAACCTATGATACGGAAGTTATAGGAAAATACACGGGTGCTTTGCCTTATGATGTTCCTGGTCAAATGGTTTTTCGAGATTTTTTTAAAATGATGTCGCAAAAACCCCCTGGAGAAAAAGGTGGACCCCCTGATCCTCGAAGATCCTTTATGATGACACCATCAATACAACAAAAAGTTGATCAACAAATGGTAGATGAAATTAGTGTTTTTAACGAAATCATGAAAGACCGTAATTAATGGAGCGTTTTGTTTTATCTTTATTTATGCCCAAAGCATTTTCAAGCATAGCTTCTAATCGATCCATTTTTAAATGGGCTTTTTCGGTTAATTCATATCCACCAGTTTCACTGAGTATTATCTCTTGTATCTCTACAAGAAGTGCATCTCTATTTGTTTCGTCCATTTTATTTCCTTTCTTAAAAAAACAAATTGTACTACAGTTAGAACACGAGGTCAAGTTTCATGGCTACTAAGAAGAAAAAAACAAAAAAGGATGCCTGTTATCACAAGGTAAAAGCTCGTTACACACGAGGTGGAGGCACATGGCCTTCCGCTTATGGATCTGGAGCGTTAGTAAAGTGTCGAAAAGTCGGTGCTAAGAACTGGGGTAAGAAAAGTGCCAAAAAAAAGAAAAAGTAGCACCAGTGGTGGATTAAGAGCTTGGTTTGGTCAAAACAAAGGAAAGGGTTGGGTTGACTGCAAAACTGGTAAGCCGTGTGGACGCAAATCCAGAACAAAAACAAAGAGGGGATATCCTGCCTGTAGACCGACAATGGCTCAATGCAAATCAAAGTCAGCAAAGACTGCAGCTAAAAAGAAAACGTCAGCAAAACGAGTAAATTGGAAAGGTAAGAAAAGTGGCAAAAAAAGCAGTTGAAGCACCTGAAGGATATCACTGGATGAAGTCTGGTAAAGGATTTAAATTAATGAAGAACCCAACTGGTGGGTATAAACCTCATAAGGGTGCAAGTAAGAAGGCAACCTTTGAAATACAGAAGGTGCACAAGAAATGAAAAAGAAAAAATCACTAACAAAGGCTCAAAAGAAAATTGCATCTCAGGCAAAACCTAAAAACAAAATTACTGGTGCTGACTTTAAGAAGTTACGAAAGAAAAAGTAATGGCTGAGTACAAAGGCAAGAAGGTAAAGATTGGTAAACCTCGCAGAATAGCCAAGGGTGAAACGTCCTATGGCAAGAAGAAATCTGTTGTCTATGTCATGGATGGTGACAAAGTTAAGCGTGTAACTTTTGGCGATCCGAATATGAAAATAAAGAAAAACCAAAAGGGACGCAGAAAAAATTTTAGGGCACGGCATAACTGCGATAATCCTGGTCCAAAAACAAAAGCACGATACTGGTCGTGCAAGGCTTGGTAGATGGCAAAAGTAGACAGCATACCTGGTCTTGGAGTTTTAAAAGATTTCATTAAAGATCCCATTAAAGATTTTTTGCTGACGTTAGGCAAGAAGTCTGGCACTCCCCCTGTTGAAGAGTTCAGTCCATCCTTAAAAGCTGCTGAGGCATTAAAACAGGAGAAAGGACCATACGAACAGCTCAAGGCTACCATGATTAATAAGCATGGTGCTAAGGAAGCTGAAATGGATTGGTCAGGTGCTAATGATCTTTTTGCAGGTAAAACAGTTACAAAAACTGAACTTGTTGATTATTTAAGTGGTCGCTCAAGAGGCTTTGACGCAATGCGATTACAATACAATGATCCCACAGACTTAATCAAAGAGAGCACCAGTGTTGCAAAAGGTTTTATGATAGATCCTTATCTTCCAAATTTAACTAGGGTAATGAGGGGTCCAAGAGGATATTTTGTTGCGGAGCAAGGAAGCGATAAGCCAATTCAAGGAAACGTATTTTACGACAGTTCAGAAAAGGCTTATGAAGTTTCAGATAGAATTAATGACAAAAGATTACAAATGTCAGGGATGAAGGAGTCAGGACTAAAAATTGTTTCCCCTGACGAACTTACCTACACTCAAGACAACTTTCCATTAGGTGGCACAGACACAGCGGAAACGGTTTATCGATTTGATGATCCCACTGGCATTTATGATGATGCAGTAGCTTCACATCATAAGTTTAATCTGCTTCCTGATGACAATGTTTTAGCTCACACTCGCACAGCACAATTTCCAGTGGTTGACGGTGGTACAGGTTATCACGTTGGTGAAATTCAGTCGGATGTTTTTCAACATCAAAGATGGGCAACAAAGTTAGGAAGAGCACCAAGGGAAAAATTAAGATCTCGAAGTGAGGAACTTGCGTATAGAGATGAGCTTGAAGGTTTGGATATGCGTGAGTTAACTGAAGACATAAATATTTTTAATAGAGCAGTTAAGATACAAGAAAAAGAATTTATTAATAAAATTAACGAAAAACTAAATGCTATGGGTGCAGATTCTATTGATTATAGGGGGTTTAATGTTGCACTAGATCGAGGTTATGTAGTTCCTCAGGTAACTAAATCAAATCCTAACTTTGTTGCTTTTAGTGAAATAGGGTTTGACGATAGTATGTTCCGACCATTAAATGTTTACGATAATTTTAAAGATGAATTTAATGATTTAATGAAAATCAAAGAAAAATTTCAAAGTGCAAAGGATGAATTCGCGGATGTTTCAAATTTACAAGTTTTAAAGAAAACAAATATATTCAAACAATTGCCATATGGTGAAAGTACAAACCAGTGGGTTGACATGGTGCTTCGCAAAGAACTTGCCAAGGCAATTGATTCAGGTTCTGAATTTATGACAATTCCCAGTTCTGATCTTGTTAGAAAATACACCAGTGGTTCAGAAGAGGGTCAGGGGAAGTTTTATGATCAGATTGTGCCAATGCGATTAAACAAACTGGCAAAGAGATATGACCCAAATATTAGTGTTATTCCTCGACAAATAAAAACACAGGCAGGGGTAGAGAATGTCACGGCACTACCATTGACGCAAAAACTTATTGATAATATCATGAAGAAAGGATTGCCCAAGTACGCAGTTCCTATTACTGGTGGCAGTTTAGGAGCACTATCTTTTGTTGAAGGGGAACAGCAGTAATGGCAAAAGCAGCGGTAAAAAAAGTAGCACAAGCTGAAATAAGAGCAGCGAAAAGCTTTTTAAAAAGGCGAGGTTTTACAAGTGAACAAATCTCCCCTCGCAAATTTGCAATGGCAGCCAAGGAACTTGATAAGAGTTTTAGTGAAACTTTAAAGATATTGGCTCGTGAATTATCTGGAGGTCAAGTATGATTAGCCTAGTTCCCACCGTTACAGGGGAAACCCCTTATATTGGTGACTTGTCTTTTACGGAGGAACAAAGGCAAGAGTTAATTAATGCTATGCGTACTGCAGGGCAGGGAATGTCTTTTAGTACAGGGGACGAAATCGAAGCAGCAATTAAAACCATGATTGGTGATAAGTCTTATAGTGAAAACATAGATGCTATACGATCTGGGATTAAAGGTTTTGAAGATGAAAATCCAAGCGCTTCTCAAGCTCTTTTCTGGGCAGGGGTTTTGCCAACAATAACAGTCGCTGCTCCCAAACTTGCCATGACGTTGCTGTCAAGATTTGGTCCAAAGGCACAAGCTTCTATTCTTGGTGCAGCAGGGGGAGGACTTGAAGGGTTTGCAGCAGGAGAGGGAGTAGAAGATAGAATAGCAAACGCACTTTCTACAGGGGTTTTAGGCGGTATTTTAGGACCAACAATAGTTGGCGGTGCTGTGTTGGCTCAAAAGGTTGCTCCACAAGTCAAAGGCTTTCTAACCAGTTTAAAAGAGAAAGTAAGCCGTGTGGAGCTATCTGTCGATCCAAGCACTTTGGGTTCTTTGGGTGGCAACGTAAGTTTAAAAGTCAGACCAGAATTACCAGAACCTCAAAATTTAGCAGAAGTAGAGGCAAAGAGAGTTGTTGAAATAACAAGCAATGCAAGGCGTGAAGGGCGTAATGAATTAACTGACGCTGAGTTTGCGGAAGTTTCAAAGATTTATGGAGATCGAGGTCATGCAGGAGAATTTTCAAAAGATTTTACAAACTACATTCGCAATAATTCTGATTTGCCTATGGATAAAGCTTCTCGCAGTCAACGTATGATGGAGCAGGGTTTTGAAGGACCGTATTATAAAGGCAGAAGAGCTAGTTATGTTATAGGTGACATTCCTCATTATTCAGATAGATTAAAGGGGATGTATCAACACATGTCTGAAGATCCTGTCTTAGCATCTAGTTATGGAGGGGATTTTCAGACAATCGAAGAGCTTGCAGTTCGTCCATCAGCAGGTGTCATTCCAATTGTTGAAGCTGAAGGTGCAAATTGGAATCAAATACCTTTAGATACAGGCATCCGATTTACAAGAGAAAAAGAGCCACTTTATGAAACAGAAAATATTGAGCGAGCACTTTTTCCTGGCAGTCCATTAGATGCCCAAACAACAACAGATGACATTCTTTTTGCAGTGGAAGCAGATAACACAATGGCAGACGATGTTATATTTGAAAATATTATGGATCGTGGTCCAATACCACAAAGCAAAGAAATTATAGAAGCAGAAAAAGCATTAGGCAATCCAGATCCTATGGCTTACAAGGGGAGTATTAACAGGGCGGTGATAAATGCTCCTGAGAGAATTAGAAGAACGTCAGCAAACTTTGACCCACTGTTGAAAAACATTAGCAATCTTAACGCTGCTATGGCTGCAGGGATACCTCTGGGAGCATTAGGTTTCTTTGCTGACAATGAAGAGTATTACCAAGACATGTAGATCCAATTGTTTTTGTTGGATAAAATAAAACTTTACACAAACGCTTGACAATGTTGTGTGATTTGTTAATATGTATGGGTAAGGACGAATCAACTGAGAAAGGAACTAAGAGATGGATATCAGAGAAGCAATGGCGGTTTTAGCTTATAAAGTAAAAGAAGCTAAGGGTAACGGTAGAAAAGTTTCTAAAGAAGCAGAGGAAGCTGCAGAAGTTCTTTTAAATCATTATCATGACGATAGTTGGGTTATTTATCGTCCTTAATTAAGAAAGGGAAGCACATGAAAGTCAAGAAGGTTAATGTAAATTCACTGTCTAGAAAAGAGACAAAAAAGTTGAAAAAGATACATCATACTAAAGTTAGAAATATCGGGAAGAAAATAAGTAAAGATCCAACGAATTATTAAGAAAGGAAGTGAAATGGAAGTTTTTGTGAGTTCATATTTATATCGGGGAGAGTTGCCAAATGAAGCAACTCATCCAGACGAAGCTATTCAGGAGGCTTGGAATATAAAAGCTGAGGATGCTAAGGGTTATCGTTATGTGTTGGATGGTTTTAATGTGGATTGTAAAGATAGGGCAGAGAAGCTTGAAACGAAGATAAAAGCTCATTTGGCTTCAGGAGGCGAGTTGAATCTTGATCATTGGACAGAGACTGAGCCTTGTTATGGCTCGGAAGCGTATTGCGAAGTTTATGGATTTTAATTAGAAAGGAGGTCATACATATTTAGTCGAAACTAACACCTTGCAATTAATTTGCGAGGTGTTATCTTTTGTGCATTAGCAACAATTGGAGTTTGTTGTGAATAGATCACAATTTGGACAATTAATGAAAGGTGGACGCATGTATGGCATGAAGAAAAAACCTATGGGCATGAAGAAAAAACCTATGGGTAAGAAAAAACCTATGGGTATGAAAAAGAAACCAATGAGAAAGAGAAAATAATGTCTGAAGTTAAAAAAGACGTTACGGTTCATGTCACTGGTGTTTCTATGTCAGGAGGTGTAAAGAATGACGGTAACGGATCTCCTTCAGCAAATAAAAAAGAACCTGAAGGGAAAACGGCTAGAGATAGCTGAGAGTTTGGTTCAAGGTCGGATATCCGACTTTGGATCATATCAAAAATACGTGGGTATTGCAGAGGGGTTAGAACAAGCCTCTGAAATTATCAACGAAACATTAAAAAAATTAGAAGAGGATGAATAACATGTCTCATCAACATGCTACAATTTACAAAGACGAGTCTACAGAACAAACAATAGGTTCGCACCAACTGCCAATTCCTTTAAATTGGAAAGTGCTCGTACAACCCAATCAAGTTAAAATGAAGACAAGAGGTGGTTTGCATTTGCCGACAATCTCGAAAGACAATGAGGAGTATCTTACTGCTCATGGTCGTATTGCTTCTATGGGTGACCTTGCATTTAAAGATAGGGATACTGGCACTTCGTGGAAGATGAACTCACCGAAGGTTGGAAATCGAGTTACCTACGGCAAATATGCAGGTCAAAAGGTAACAATCAATGGTGTAAGGTTTCTTCTGCTGAATGACGATGAATTAACGTCAATTTTGCCAGAAGATGTCGAAGTCACTGCTTATTTAGCGTAAAACTTGGAGGACGCTACCATGTCAAACGAAGATGTAGTTCAGGAAATCGAAGAAGAAATTAAAAAGGCAAAAGGTCAGCCTGAAGATTTTGAAATCGAAATAACGGACGATCCTGCGAAGGAAGCCGTTGAAGAGGCAAAAGACGTTGCCGAAGAAAAGCAAGCAAAGGAAGTTAGTGTCAAAGACACTGAAGATCCTATGTATGGAGAAAAAGTTCAGAAGAGAATTAAAAAGCTTGTCGATCAGAGAAGAGAAGCTGAATTAATTGCTCGACAACAACAGGAGCAAAATGCTCAGTTAATGAAACGACTTGAAAGATTAGAACTAGGCTCTCAGAAGACCGCTGAGAGCAATTTTAATCAAAGGTATGCCCAGACCAAGTCAGCACTTGAGAAGGCTGTAGAGGAGGGAGATACGAAGGCTCAGGTGGCATTTCAAGAACAGATGGCAGATATGAGGGCCGCCATGCGTATTGCTGAGATGCAAAGGCAACAGAGGGTACAGCAAGCTGCTTCTCCTACAGTTGGCAGGGCACAACAGAGAGCTACGCAGGAAGTTCCAGAAAAAGCTACAAATTGGTGGCAACAAAACCGTTGGTTTAATGCCTCTGGATATGAGCGAGAAACGGCTGCAGCTAGGGCAATAGATGTCCAGTTGGATGTTGAGGGATTTGATAAAAACTCAGACGAATATTATGAGACTTTAAATAATCGTTTACATAAAGTTTTTCCTGAGTTAAACTCCGATCCAAGCCCTAGTAAGGCTAGAGTAAAAAGTAGACAACCAGTTGCACCCACTACAGGTGGCTCATCTTACAAAGGCAATAGAGTCCGTATGACGCAGGACCAACTTAGGATGGCTAGAGAACTTGGTATTACAGATGAAACAGGTCTTAAAAAATATGAGGCTGAAATCAAACGTCAGCAAAGGAGCCAGTCATGACTGAGAATAGAAACGTGCGTGCAAACGAAACTCGAACTTCCACTAGAAATGAGCAGTCTCGCCCAGATACTACGTGGAAACCACCGTCATTGTTGGATGCACCCGAACCTCGTCCTGGGTACACTCAACGATGGATAGCTACCTCGATTCAGGGTAAAGAAACCCCAGACAACGTATACAAGCGTATGCGAGAAGGATGGGAGCCACGCAAAGCCGATACTGTGAAAGAGAAGTTGTTTCCAACTATCAATCACGGTCAATGGGCAGGGTCGATTGGAATTGAAGGAATGTTGCTTTGTGAAATGCCTGTCGAAAAACATAGGCAAATGAAGGACTATTATCACAGTAGAAGTTTAGAGGCAAACGAATCAATTGCAGGTGACTTAGATGCGTTAGGACGAAAAACAGGACAACCAATCTATCAAGAACGGAAGTCCACTTCGAGCCGTGGCAGGGATTTAGCTGCTATGGATGATTAAAACTTTACGCTGAAAAGGAGCGAATAAATGGCTAATGTAGATGCAGCCTTTGGGTTTGTCCCAGTTCGCCATATGAGTGGTAATATCCCTCGTGCAAATAAGTATACTATTGCTTCGGGATTAGCAGAGAACATCTTTACAGGTGATCTTGTTATTCTGATAAACACTGGTTTGCTTACTCCGCACACTGCAACAGAGACTAATAATATTGGTGTTTTTGCAGGGGTATCTTATACCGCATCAGATGGTTCATATGTTTATAGTCAGTATTGGCCTACAGGTACTACTGCTACAAATATTATCGCATACGTGTATGACGATCCATACATAGTATATAAAGTTCAGTCTGCAGGGACAACTGCTCAGACAAACATTGGCAATTGTGCTGATGTTGTCGCAGGAGCAGGTTCGACAACGACTGGTCAATCAGGTTTTGAGATTTCTGGTACAATGGCAGCAGGTACTGCCACTTGTAAGATTATTGGTCTTTATGAGTCACCAGATAATGCTTTCGGAGCCAACGCTGTCATGGAAGTGCTAATTAACGAGCACATTCTAAAAGATGGCGCAGGAATATAGGAGGGTATGAATAATGGCTATGAATAGAGCACAATTTGCAAAAATGCTTGAGCCTGGACTGAATACTCTTTTTGGTCTTGAGTACGACAGCTATCCACCAGAATACTCAGCAGTGTTCTCTTCAAATACTTCTAACAGAGCTTTTGAAGAAGATGTCTTGTTGCAAGGTTTTGGTTCAGCACCAACAAAAGATGAGGGTGCTTCTGTTTCTTATGACACTGGTAGTGAGCAGTGGACTGCACGTTATCAGCATGAGACAGTTGCTTTGGCATTCTCAATTACTGAGGAAGCTGAAGAGGATGGACAGTACGGTTCAATCGCATCACGTTATACAAAGGCACTTGCACGTTCAATGGCTTCCACTAAGGAAATCAT